GTGAAGAACAACGAACTTCTTATCGTCATCCTTACCCCAAGCACTCAGAGTATCAAAGAACACCTCACGGTTGACCTTCTGACCATCAATCACAGCACCAGTCTTGGACGTGATATACATCCAAGAGAACCCACGATCCTCCAGTTGCTGACAGAAATCAGTCTGAGAAACCAAAGAAACAATCTGCTTGGTTGCCTTAGAGCAGATCAGAACCTTACCAACTTCCTGAGCATCAATCGTCTGAATCAGATTCTCACAGTCAACGTCAGCGACGATCTGACCCTTGGAAAGCATCTCAAACTGCTGAACCACAACCTTAGGGGGAACAATAAAACCACCCTCAACCAGTTCAGGAGCAGGAACATTACAAATTACGTTGCCATAAACGGCAGCGTCATTCATGCCAGGTTTGGAAATAGTGGCAGAATGCTTAGGAGTAGCAGTGAAGAAGTAGCAGCGGTCAGCAGAAGAAGCGAAATGCTCGGTGGCAGGGAAGAAATGACGTTGGACAGAGTTATGTGCTTCATCGAAGTAAATAGTATCAACCTTAAGGTCTGCCTGTTGCAGACGCTGCAGGGAGTTATAAGTGGTGAAGATCAGTTGATGCTTATAGGCACGGCGAGACCAGTTGTAGATCTCAGAAGGTTTGGTCGTGCTCTGGTGATGCGTCTCACCACTATGAACGTGAAGAACAGCAGCAGTCGTGATAAACTCAAGGAACTCGCTGGACAATTGCTCTGCCAGGATGATTCTCGGGCAGCACACTACAATGGTCTTCGGAGCATCAGACTGAAACTCACGCAGAGCATCAAAGATGGCAATATTGGTCTTGCCGCCGCCAGTCGGAATGATCACCTGACCCTTACGATACTGCAGCAAGGCATCCAGAGCACGGTGCTGGTGAGGTCGGAGTTGAATCACAGGTCTCATCGCGTATAGGACTATTATAGCAGAAAACCGCCCCTGGTGCGACCCATGGGACAGTTCTCAAAGTGTCCTAGTATTTCATCTTCAACCTAGACAAAGGTAGTCTAGTCGTTTGTTTGATTGTTGTCAAGTTCTTCGGTTATTTTTTCGAATTTCTCTTGCCAAGAACTTTCATCAGCAGTCCACTTGCCTAATGGACAAGAATCAAGGATAACTCTTGCTTTTGCTGGAACATAACAACCACATTCCATGCATTTATTTTCCATATCATCAAATCTTTCACAAGACCTACAAATTTGTGTTCTTTGCTTATAAACATCATCAGATGCAACCAAAACGGTATTATGATTTTGATTGATGTACTTTAAAAGTTCCCAAGAAAAGTTAGCAAGATTTTTTGCTTGTTGCCCAAGAGAAGGATACTGTTTTTCGTCAGACATGTTGATATTTTTCAGTTAAAAATATTTATTACAGATTATACAGGATTATATGCACCTTTTACTGTTGATGCATTAATTTCACCTTCAACAAAATAATTTGATCCAGAGATCGCTTTGCCAGCAACTCCACCACTTCCAGTATTATTACTGTTATCACCATTAGAAGCCCAATCTCCACCAGAAGCACCCTGCAATCCTGCAGTACCATTAGTCGCTCCACAACCTCCACCAGCACCGCCTGGAGATCCAGCAGCACCTGCTAAAGATCCAGAAAGATTTGTGTATCCTCTTCCAAGACCACCAGTTCCTCCAGCTCCACCGGTACCACCAGCAGTGGGAACATCTCGTCTGCAATATCTACATTGCCTATTTTGTGAGCAACATGTGCTCCATCCGCAAGAATATGTTTGGCAGCATCCGCCACAGTTTCCATTGTATCCAGTTTGATAGTATCCACTTGGACATCCTGGAGCGCCACCACAACCTGCTGTTTCAGTTGTAAGAACGCAACTTCCTCCGGTTCCATTAGTACCATTTTGCCCTCTCTCTCCACCTCCGCCACCACCATAAATTTTTGCACTACTTCTCACAAATACCGCAATATTATTTCCACCCGAAGATGCTATAGACAAACCAGTTCCACCCTCTTCTCCAGAGGGATCTGGTGCGCCTGCGGTTCCTCCACCTCTACCACCACATGCATAAATGTTTCCATAAACATCAATGGTTAAATTATACGCTGTAGCATCAAAAGTTGCTGCTGGAGACGGAGCGAGATTAGATCCACAAGTTCCATCAACAAATAAAAATTTACGAATATTTTTAGCTAAATTACCCTTCCAGAGTTGAACATCAATATCAAGATTAAGATCGGTTCCAGATTGTGTAAGATAATGATACTTTACGGAATTTCTAAATTGAGAAGTTTTCCAATTTGTTTGTGTGGAAATACCTGCATTTTCAACAGAATCTGGAACAATAGGATCCTCATCCGTAATTGTTGTGATTCTTCTCAATTCCGATGATCTAATTTCAGCAATATCAGTATTAAAAGATGGTCCATCACCAGATGCTTGCTTTCTTAACTGGGCACGAAAGTTTGTTCGTAAAGAACTAAACTTAATTTCCCCAGAAGTATAGTAAGGACCTGCCGTTGAAATCGCTACTGCCATTTATATGATGTTTTTTTTATTTATGAATTGAATCTATAATTTTCTTATGCGACACTTTCCCATTTTCAATTTTTTTCTTTTGATTGTATGAATGATTCTCTATTATCATTTTTAAAATTTGATTTTTATTGTATTTGGACTCTAAATGTTCACAAATAGATTCTTTATTAAACATTCGCAATCCATTAGAAACTTGAATGAAACTGTCAAGATGCCAGAAAAATCTAGACAAGTTATCACCTAAACTAGAAGCATCAATAAATTCATTTCTACATTTCTCATCAAAAGTTCTAACCCATTCCTTTTTATTAGAAGTCATATATTTCCAAAAATTAGAATCAGTTCGATTTGTATTGTAGTGTAAACAAATAAAATCAACAATTGCTTCGTATGTTCTTAGATTCATCTCGTTGAATCTGTTTTTATTATGTTCTAAAAATTTTAGAGTAGAATTGAATGAAATAAAATCATAAAGTTGTTTCACAATAATATGAATACCAGTTGATTCTAAAGGTTCAACAAATCCACTCGATAACCCAACTGCTAAACAATTACCAACCCACGCTTTATCATAATATCCAGGTTTGTAATGAATGATTCTGTCAGTCTTTAGTTCAACTCCAAATTTTTCTAATAACCAACTATTATATTTTTCTCTTGCTTCTTCATCTGTTGTAAATTTAGAAGAATAAAGATATCCTGTTCCATATCGATTTCCAATTGGTATTTGCCATATCCATCCATTATCTGTCGCTTCTGCAAGTGTATATGATGGAATCTCGTCAAAATTATAAGGCACTTGTTGAGGAATTGCTCTATCAATCGGTAGATAATCTGTTATATCAACCCAATTTGCTTCTAGATTTTTGATAAGAAGAGAATTAAATCCAGAGCAATCTATGTAAAAATCTGCTGATACATTACCACTATTTTTAAAATCTATACTTTCAATTTTATTACTACCAACATTAATTTTTTCGGCAACATCATCTATAAAGTTAACCTCAGTGCTCAACTTTTCAAACATATAATTTGAAAAATCTTGAGTATCTATATGTAAAGCATGTTCATAGTCAAATTGTTTGTTTGGTACGGTTGTGGTTGCTTCATTGTACAAAAGACCGCCATCATAACAGTCATTTGGTATCGAATATATTGCCGTAGAGTTATCACATTCACCCCAAAAGTTAACTTCTTGAAATCCATGAAAATATTCTGTTCCGGGTATCCAATTTTTAAAGTTAATTCCCAACTTTATGGTTACATTTAAATCTCGAATTAAATCTTCGGTTGTAAGACCTACAGCATTTAAAAATTGATGAATTATAGGTGTTGTACTTTCACCAACTGCAATATTTTTTTTTGTTGCATCATAATACAAAGATACTTGTACTTTATCTCCCCAATAACTTTTTATCATTGCTGCAGCAATTAATCCGGCAGTTCCGGATCCTAAAATAATAAATTTTTTCATACAAATATAAAATTAATTAAGATCTGCCCAAGCTGTACCTGTCCAACCCTGGAATCTAGCTGTATTGGTATTATAGATAAGCGCACCAGAATATCCAATTCCTGTTGCTAATCCAGATCTTTGTACAGTTGTTAATTTTGGCACCATCATAAATGCAAATTGACCAGAACTGAAAGATTTTCCTCCATCAGCAAAATCAAGAGCACAACGAACGCTTGTTGTACCAACTCCTACTGCAGCATCTCCTGATACATATAAGTCTGAATTGACCAGTTTGGTGCTTGAATTGTATTGCTCAAATTCTTTCGCTAAGACTATTCCAATCCCGATAGTGGAAGAAGTGGATCCAATTCCAATGCCAGAAAATACAGCGCCTCCAGCTACGTTAAGTAATTCAGTTGCGAAAGTGGTGGTACTAATTCCAATTCTGGCAAATAATCCATCATCGA